TTTAAAGATTGTAAATGGAGTTGAGTCTGACAGTGATTCACATTCCCCAATACTTGGTTATGCCTATGATGGTAATCCAATATATGGGCCTTTTGGTTTTGTTAATAAAACCGGTGGTAATGTTGTTCAATTAGAGTCTGGGTATAGTGAAGAAGCAAATAAAAAATCAAATAGACCGCCAACAAGTATTTTCCCACCAGAATTTTTTATTGAAGATTTTACATATAATCCATCAGATAACGATGCTGTATTAGATGAAAACAATGGTAGATTTTGTATCACACCAGAATTTCCAAAAGGAACATATGCATACTTTGCTACTTTTGATACGACTCCTGCATCAGATGGTATATTCAAAAATTTCAAAAAACCAAAGTTCCCTTATTTGATTGGTGATAGTTTTAAATCACAACCAAATAATTTCAACTTTAATAGATTATCTAATCAAGATAACTATGATCTTGAAAAATCAAATTGTGTAAGAAACACATATCCATATTCATTTAATAAAGATTTTAGTGGTTATGATTATATCTTACAATCAAATCAGTTTGTAACACAAGACTCTACAATTAATTTTGCAGAAAAAGGCGGTGTCGATAGAGTTGGTATTTTATCAGCAGGTAGAAACTATCAAGTCAATGATAAACTTGTTTTTGATGATAGCATTACATCATCATTCAATGCATCAGGTAAAGTAAGTAGAATAAAAGGCCCTGATATTTCTGAGATAAGTGTTGTTACAACAACTAAGGAAAATATAGAATTTTTCCCAGATTCAAAAAATACATTTGTTGGAATTGCTACAACAAGTATTAACTTACAAAATAATACAATCGTCAATGTTGGTTCTCTATCAACAACAACAACTTCTTTACAAGGGTCTTATGCAATAGGAATTACTTCAGACAGACTTATACTATCTCAAGGTATTGGAACAGCAGCAGCAACTGGTGTTGTTACCTTTTTCCCTGTTGTAGGTGATTTGAGAAGAATAAAGGAAAATGATAGATTCAAAGTTGGTATTGGAACAGAAGTAATAAAAGTATTGAACGTAGATCGTAGATTGGCAAGGATAAGAGTTTTAAGATCACAAAGTGGAATTGCAACTAATATTGGAATATCTCATACAGCATCAACAATTCTTGAAGAAATACCAAGAACATTTAAAATAACAACAGGATTTACAACATCAGTTGATTTAAAAGAGAATAGAGAATACTATTTTGATCCTGAAGAAGCAGTAGGTTTTGGAACTACATCTGGTGTAGGTGTGGGAACATTTAGATCATTTAGCAATCCCGGAGCTGGAATTACTGGCATATTCATACCAAGTCAGTCATTATACATTCCGGGTCATGGATTAAAAACTGGTGATGTTGTTACATATCAAACAACAGGAACAGCTCTTAAAGTCAAATTTAAAAGCACAGTCCCAACTGTTAACTCAACTTTATTTGTTGACTCACCACTCTTTGTAGCAAATCAAGCAACTAATTTTATAGGTCTATCAACTGTTAGAATTGGATTAGGATCTACTGGGTTTGTTGGAATTGGATCAACTTTAGCAGGAGCAGAATTAGTATATTTCCTAGATGCTGGTGCGGGTGATATTCATAGTCTTAAGACAAAATTTGATAATGTCATCACTGGACAAATTCAGAAGAATCAAGTATCTGTAGTTGGAACAGCAACACATGGTTTAAAAAATAATGATACTGTATTCATCGATGTAAATCCCGGTTTAACAACTACTGTTACAGTTAAATACAATGTTTCAAATAGAAAAGTAGTATTCAATCCTTTATCTTACAATGACTCTGGTATTACATCAGCAACATCTTTAACTGGTATTCCGAATACAATTAATATAAGTGATCATGGTCTTACAACTGGTCAAAAAGTTATTCATACATTTAGTGGTTCAGAAAGTTCTTTAGTTAATGATAAAGAATATTACGTATATGTTGTTGATAGCGATAAAATATCACTTGTTGAAAATAAATATGAAGTTAAAAAATTAAAACCAGATTTTGTAAAAGTTGCTATAACAACAGCTGGAACTCTATCACCTGTCAATCCTCCAGTTAAATTCTATAGAGACTCGACTGTTAATTTTGATTTATCTGATTCTTCTTTATCATATGTCCAAAGTTCAACGAGTTATCCTGCATTTAAATTTGAGTTATACAAGGATGTAAATTTAAGTCAAAATTATGAAACAAGTGGAAAGACTGATACTTTTGAAGTAACAAGAACAGGAACAACTGGTGTTACATCAAATGCAAAACTAACTTTAAAAGTAGACAAAAATACACCAAAATTATTATACTACAAATTAGTTGCAGTTAATAGTGATGACAATACAAATGAAAATAAAGAAATAGTTGTAGATAATGAAATTGATTTAAATAATCAACTCATTATTAAAAATAGTGAATATAACGGTCAATTTAATATTGTATCAACAGGGAATACAACATTCATATATGATATAAGTTCAATTCCCGAATCTACATCATACACATCATCATCATCTAAATTAAAATATTCTACAATATCAACAACAGCGTATGGTGGAATTGATCAACTATTCCTTACTGATCGTGGTGGTGGATATCTTTCTATTCCCGGAATCACAACTATTACATCGGATGTTGGAGATGGTGCAATAATTGAAACATTTAGTTCAACAATAGGTAAAGTATCAAAAACTACTTTAGAAAATATAGGTTTTGACTATCCATCAGATCCTACTTTAAGACCAGACGTATTATTCCCACAAGTATTAAGAATAACTCCTCTAACAGGATTTAGATCAATTGGAATTACATCGCTTGGTGTTGGGTATATTCAAGATCCGAATCTCGTGGTTATTGATGGTGTAACTAAAAAACAAATTACTGATGTTGATTTAAGATTCAAACCTGATGAATTATTTGTAGAGATTTTGGAGAATAGTGAGTCGATGAATGCATCAACTCCAACAATTATTCCTACAGGTAATTCTAATGGAATAAGAGTTTCAAATTTAACATATACTGCTACAGATAATTCTGTTACTGCAACTATTAAAAATTCATTTAGTGGTGTAGTTGGTTTTTCTGGAACATTCATAGATCCCTTCCCATTTACTGTTGGTGATAAGGTTTTAGTTGAAAATGCTAGTGTAGGTGTCGGATCAACAGCATCTGGATTTAACTCTGCAAATTATGATTTTGCTCGATTTGAAATTATCGAGGTAACACCAAACTATGGTGGAATAGGAACGGTCAAATATAGTATGAATGACTATTTGACAAAGAACGTAGATTTCCCCGGTGTATTTGACTCTGTAAATTCAGTTACGACATTAATACCTGACAAGTGGTTCCCACAATTTGATATTAAATTACAACCTAATGAGTTTAGGAAAGGTGATGATGTAGAAAGTGTCGATTCAACTGGAACTAAAATTACAGGAACTGTTTTTGATTGGAATAATTCATCTAAGTATCTAACAGTTGAAAGTTCTAGAGAATTTGAAAACAATCAACTTATAGAACAAGTAAGATTCCGTGGTGAGAGAGTTGGAAACAAAACATATTCATCACCAACAGGAGCGAAGGGTTTAATAAAAGAGATTGTAAAATTTGGTAGTCATTATGATCTTGATTACTTCTCTGAAGTTGAAAATGGATGGGAGTATAAAACTGGTTTCTTAAATGATGAATTACAAAGAGTTCATGACAATGATTATTATCAGGCTTTCTCATATTCTATAAAATCAAAAGTTCAAATTAAAGAATGGGAAAATACTGTCAGTTCTTTAAATCATACAGCAGGATTTAAAAAGTTTAGTGACCTACAAATCGAGTCTGATCAATTATCATCATCATCGAATAAATTATCTAATATCGATCCTTCAAAAAGTGTTGTTACAACTTTAGTTGATCTAATTGGTGTAGAAAGTATACACCGTGAATACAATTTTGATCTAGCAACTGAAAATTATTTGGTTGGTTTAACAAAACCACTATCAGATGAAATAAACTTTAGTTCAAGATTAATCACTGACTTTGCAGAATCTGTTTCAAATAGAGTTGTTCAAATTGATGACTTCAGTAATATCTTTAATAACAACCCCAGAACAACTCGATATGCAGATGTGTATCGTAATAAACTATCTGATGGTAGAACTCAGATGTTCTTTGCGCTTGTTTCAGATAGATTGTTTACTGGTGAAAGACAAATAACAATCGTAAATACTCTCCATGATACAGGAAGAGGTCAAACCATGCTTAATCAGTATGGTGATATTGATACTGTTCTCGATTTAGGATCTTTCGATTATGTTATTGATGGTAATGAATCTGTTTTAAGATACTTCCCAAACAAATTCAAACTTAATAATTATAATGTTGTATTATGGTCTTATCAAATTGATGCTCAAAAATTAGGTATATCGACTGATACAGTATCATGTGGTAGCACGACCCTTCCAGCAGCACCTGCTAACCCTACAACAGGTCTTAATGGATCTTTAATAAGTATTGCCACAACTGCCGTTACAATCGCTGGAGGGGCAGCAGGGACGGTCTTCACGCTAGGTGGTATTGGAACAAATATATCCGGACACAGATCTGCAAAAGTATTAGTTAGTGTTGAAGCTGGTGGTGGAACTTTAAATGGTAGTGTTGAGTATGATCAAGTAAATCTAATACATGATGGAACTAATGTTGGATTCCAAGAGTTTGGTCAGTTAACTATTCACTCAGTCGATGCTTACTCATCAACAGGTAATATAGGAACATACTTCCCATTCATGGATGGGGATGATCTTGTTCTTTCTTATACTCCAAATGCGGGTATGACAACTGCACATATTAATGCATTGGCAATTGGTATTGCAACTGAAGGTTATATTGGAATCGGATCATATGATTTCTCATATGCAGAGATGTCTGCACAATCAACTGGTATTTCATCTAGTGCGACACCAATACCTGTAGGTATTGCAAGTTACAGTAATGAATATGATGCTGCTTATTGCATTGTTCAAATTGCTGATGTATTAAATGGTAGTTATGAGTTAGCAGAAGTTGTTATGATTGATGACTTTGATGGATCAGATCCAGAAAACATCATGTTGACTGAATTTGGTAATGTAAAAGTTGGAACAGCATTTGCAGGATTAGGAACAATTAGTGCAAGAAGAACTGGATCTGATAGTGATATAACTGAATTAACGTTCGTTCCAAATGCTGGTATCGGAGTTTCAATTACTACATTCTTAAATGCATTAAGACCAGAGGAAAATAACACATTACTTCCAGCAGAGGCTACAAGAGAAGTTGGAGGAGAATCGGTTAAGGATTTACAGAATGCATCATTAGAAAGTGGTTTTGCAATTTATGAGGGAACAGATATTGCGATCAAGAGACAATTTGCTCTTGAGAATAATGGTAATCCAATATTCAAAAAACCATATGATGGTTCAAGTTCTCAAATAGTTGATTTAACAAACAATACAATTACTCTTCCTAATCACTTCTTTACAAGTGGTCAAAAAGTTAATTACTCACCGGGTGCTGGAACATCAATTGGTATCGATACTGCACCATTCAGTATGCCTGAATCTGTATTCATTATTAAAAAAGGTGAAGACAAAGTTCAACTTGCTTTAACAGCGCAAAATGCATTAAAAGAAATAGCACTACCAGTTGGATTATCAACAGTTGGTATTGGAACATCACATACATTTACAGCAATTGATCCTAATCAAAAGGTATTGGTTGCAATTGATAATGCGATTCAATCACCTGTTGCAGGAACTTCTGTCACTACTACATTAGATAAGTCAACAACCATTGGAGATGATGTTATTCACTTCACTGGAATTACATCATTCTTTGGTGCAGACTATGTAAGGGTGGGAAGTGGAGTTACTGCAGAGATAATGAAAATTGTTTCTGTTGGGATAGGAACAACTAATGCAATAAAAGTAAGAAGAGGATGGTTAGGAACAACGATAAGGGCTAGAGAAAGTGGTGCATTAGTTGAGAAAATAAGAGGTAACTATAATATTATTGAGAATGAAATAAACTTTACTGAAGCACCTCCGGGAAAAAATCCAATTGGTTCAACTACAAATCCTCCTGACGAGAGAGACTTTGTTGGTATTACTACATCATCTAGTTTCCAAGGTCGAGTCTTTACTCGTTCAGGTGTAAGAAATGGAACCGAAGAAACATACGCAGATAATTATCTGTTTGATGATATAAGTCAAGGATTTAACGGACAAACAAAAGTATTTGATTTAACTCATAGTAATGGAACATCAATCACTGGTGTCTCAACAAACAATGCTTTAGTATTAATAAATGGTATCTTACAAGCTCCCGGTTCAAATGGAGACTTTACTCTATCACAACCTTCAGGAACACAATTAACTTGGACAGGTTCTGCTAGTTCAGTTGCAAGAGATCCTAACAATGCATCAATACCAGTTGGTGGTTTGATAGTTTCTGTTGGATCAACAAGAGGATTCGGATATCAACCATTAGTATCTGCTGGTGGAACAGTTGTTGTGTCATCTGCAGGAACCATATCATCAGTATCAATTGGTAATACTGGATCTGGTTATAGAGCAGGTATTCAAACAGTAGTTAACGTTGCAATTCAAACAGAAAGATTTGGTGGTTCTGGTGTTGTATCAATTGGAACTGCAGCAATTTCAGATGGTCATATCACTAGCGTGGCAATCACAACTGATAGAGTTTTCTATATTCCAAGAGATATAACAAACGTTGGTTACACATCTATCACAGGTCTTACAACTGTTACTACATCTTCAGCACATGGATTAATAGTTGGTAATGAAATAGTTCTTTCTGGAATCGCATTGACATGTGACTATGCACCTGCTGTAGGTGTTCAAAGCGCAATTTATCATAGTGCTTCAGGAATCATGACTGTAACTACAAGTAGTGCACATGGTTTATCAATTACTGGAAAGAGTAGTGATGTTTTATTGAATGATCTTGGTATGTCATCATCATCTAATGGAAGCACTCCAACTCATACTTT